GCCTCCGTTCTTCAGCGGATAAAATTCACGCATCCACAACTTGCGGCCGCAATGCGGACAAACACGTTTACGTTTCTGTTTGTTGTTATTCTCACTCATGGCTGTTTATGCTACATTCATCAATTCAAATTTTCCCGCCAAAACGGGATAACATTGATATCCGCCTTTCTCACCTGGGCCTGCATCAGCGCCATGGACAGCAACATGCAGACACGTTTGTCAGTTTTGACGGTTCCAGATATGGAACCCACAACATGGTCACCCTTGCCGGTCACGATTGAACCCGCAACCTGCTCAAGCCCGTCCGGATGATCCTCACTGGCCGCAACGCTCATAAAAGCGCTAAGATCGTTCTCCTTACAAAAGTTCTCCACATACCGGCAGAGTTCCATTACTGCCTCTTTCTGTTTTTCTGTAATCATTTCTGTAATTTTTAATTGTTAATTAATTATATGTTACTTCTCAAGAATATAATCACATTCAAGAACCTTGACACCACTGTAAAATGTCACTTTGGACGTATCAGTGATACCGAAATGTTCTTTATCCGCGAAAATCATATTTTTCACACCGGACTTCATTTGCCGGACAACGTCCTTAGCCCTTTTATCAGTCCAGCCATGAGCGGCAAAACCGGCCTTGAACTGGTAAGTGGTCGTTACGGCACCGTTCTGGATCCTGGTGGAAACAGTAACTGTACCCACACAGTTCTCTATTGTTTTCTTCTTTCCCATGATGATTATTTATTTGTTGGTTTCCAATCCACTGTTATAACCGCATCCAGTTCACCGCTGCCTTCACAGACCGGACAAGGTTTCCGCACATCCTCGCGGCTGCCTTCCTCCGTTCCCCAGAACCAGCCGTTACCCTTGCAGTAACCACACTTGTGACCGGTACTGACGAAGTTCTCGCGGTTAGTCCCTTTACACATATAGGCAGGAGGACAGATCTCCAGCTGTTTCTTTATCCTGCTCATGCCTGGCCCCCTTTCTGTTTCGGCCCCGCCACATTCCAATAGTCATAGGCGCCCTTCTCCCAGATTGTGTATTCACCTGTGGACCCCTGATAACGTCCCTTACTGAAGGCGACATAGCCCTCCACCCATATCTTCAGATCTGCATCATACATCACACTCGTGGCCGCATCACCTTTAGGATTTTTGCCGCGGGCATGGCTGATGAAAACAAACAACTTGTCCGGAAACTCCTCCTTCAGCTGGATATAGTCACGATACGTCATCTGTGTGTATTGGAAGCTGTCAATAATCACGATGTTGAAACTTTTATGACGCCGGAGCCTGATCTTCAAGGTGGGGATGTCCTCCTTGATGAACGCCAAATGGCGGCTTACCTCGGCCATACCAAAGCGCCGCAGGTTATTCTGGACTGTCA